GTAAACACACGTTGGAATCTATAGTTACTACTAATCAATTCGTCTGCGGGCTGTAGTTGATCACCTTCCGGGTATATACTATACACTTTACGGAACTTTGTACTTAAAGTCAACTGAAATTGATCAAAGCCTAGTTCTTTAGCTAATAATTTCATATCAGCTAGCTTGTCTTGATTAAAACTAAAAGCAATTGCGTCCCAGGTCATGTAAACATGGCTACTATTGCGCAAGGTAGTTACACCTTGTACAATGCTGGCCCAATCGCTGTTAACGCGATACTGTTCGTTACTAGCTTGATCCCAACCGTCTAGACTAAAGTGAATGTGATCATCTTGATCTAACGTCCGCCCTAGTCTAGTCCACCAATCTATGCTCTTGTAGCTACCGTTGGTAACAATAACAAATTTAACTGGTTTGACGCTTTTAATATATTCGATTACAGCTATTAGATCATGCGCATAGATAGGATCACCATCATCACCGCAGAATGTAATTTTTTCTACGTTAGCCTGTATGAACTCTGGTGTGAAGTTCTTTTTAAAGAAATCTAAACTTAGTTCAGTATTAACTAAGGTATCAGGCACTTCTGTACGGGCACAGCGAGGACATTTTAGTGTACACTTGCTAGATATTTCTATGTGCCAATGCCACGTTGCTAATTTCATTTAACATCTACGTCTGTGTTATATGTCGTAAACCCGTTTTCCTTAACTACTGTAAGGATATTGTTTACACGACCTGCTAGTTCATCTTTATGCGAAACAAGCCATACACTTTTATTACTTTCACGGGTCATTTTCTTAAGGATAGCCAAGGCATTTTCAACACCCGATGTATCCATACCCGAATCAACGAGCTCATCAATGAACAATAAGTTAATTGGTTGATATAAACTTTCCCATACATCACGGAATGCCCATGACAAACTAAGGATAAGTCTGTTACGTTCACCACGACTTAAGTTATCAAAATCTAACTCACGACCCAGTTCTTGTATTTCTACACTTAGATCGTTTAGGAACTTAACGCTGTGCGGTAAGCCAATCTTATCTAAGTAATAGCCTAGGCGAGCATTTAAGTAGCTTAAGTTCTGATCGATAATACGTTTACGTATAAATGAATCTTTGTTTGTTAGTAATTTTAATAGGAACTCTTGGTGTTCTTTAACACGCATCAGTTCGTTCATTACTGCGTAATCAATCTCAGCAAGGGCAGTTTGTTTCATTTCCTCAATCTGCTCATCATAAGGATCGGTTTCTGCTACCTTGCTTGCTAATTGTGTTTGTAGGCTTGCTACAGTACTACGATGGTGGATAGCATCCTCTTCCTTATCATAGAACACCTTAGGAGGCACACTCAACACACCTAATTCTTGTTTAGCTATAGTCAATGCTTGTAGGTCCGATTCATGTTGGGTGTGTAATACTTGCACTTCACGGAGGTTGCCTTCTTTAACTTCCAGCATTTCAGAGTGCTTATCATCGTGTAGGTCTTGACCGCAACTGCTACACTTATGATCACGTAGTAACGCAATATCTGCCTCTAATTTTTGTATATTTTTAGTTTCACGGGTTAGGTCTTGATCAGCACGCTGAATAGCCTTGTCTAAATCGGCGATGTCTTTGCGTTTGTTATTGTACGCAGTTAGTTCTTTGTGTGCTTGAATTTCTGTATCAATATCAATCTTTAGTAGCTCATCTAACGCAATTTGTAATTTACTTACATCTTCTGCGTACTTAGTAGTCCACATAGTTTGTCGACGTTTTAGGCTGTCGATTTGCTCTTGAATACGGCCATTTGCGTCAGTAATCGCCTTAATATTGAACTCTTCTTGCTGAATTGCATCCTTGGTAGCCTTGCCCTGCTCTTTCAGCGAATCGGCTTTTTCCGACAACAAAGTAATACCCAACAACTGTTCGATGATAGTACGCTGATCATTGGCCCTAAGACTCAAGAATGGCTCAGTATATGTATTAAGTGCTACAATGTGCTTAAACATATCGTGACTCATACCTAGCAAGCGTTCGATCTCATGCTGGGTTTCACGGCTATCACCTTGACTGTTATCGTCTTTAGCTTCTTGTTCTTGATCACCAATGTAGAACTTAAGTACATTACTCTTACGACCACGTTCGATCTTGTAGTCAACTCCATTAACTTCGAACTCAATAGTAACTAACATATTCTTAGCGTTAGTTTTATTGATTAAGTTGTCTTTTTTAATGTTAGTAAGTGCTGTACCGTATAAGCCGTACGACAATGCGTTAATGATAGTGGTTTTACCTGTGCCATTACGTGCTCCGCTGTCATCTCCACCTAAGTCGATGTTCTCGCCTAATACTAATGTTAAGTCCTTGCGATCAAAGTTAACAGCCTGCGTGGCATTACCTACGCTCATAAAATTACGTACAGTCAGATGTTTGATTCTAAACATTAAAGATGCCTATAGATGTCTAATAATAAGTTGGGATCGTAATGATCTGAATTGATGTTGGTTAATTGATTAGTAACAATAGTGTCAATGCTTTCAAAAGCAATGTTACCTAATTGTATGTCCTGACCAATATCCATATTTTTTACTGGAATCAATGTAAGTTCACGTAGATTGTACGTGCCCACAAACGTTTCTTTAATAAATGTAGCTTCTTCATAAGTGATATCGATGTCAATATTAACACGACAGTGCATGTCTTTTAGCAGTAGCGCATCGGGTACCTTAAGAACGTCACTTAATTTATACACTCGATATCTAGGTTGATCTGGCCAAGCATGGAATACAGGCTCTTCTCCCCATGTGAGTATCATCATGCCACGCTCGTCATCTCCTGCGTCTGCGTAGTTATGCGGGAAAGCATTGCCAATATAGGTAATGTTCTTGGTAGTTTGACGTTTATGGAAGTGTCCACTGAACATATGATCGACATGCCCGAAGTGTTCGCCGCGTAGTTCGCCGTGTTCTGGCATCTGTACCATAGCATTCATAAAGAAGTGTGGTAGTTCAAAATGGCCAAACATATACTTGGCATTCATCTTAGGAATCTTTTTATAGTCGTCACCAACTAACCAAGGTACAATAGCAACATCACCTTCGCTATAGAAATCATTTACAATCTCAATGTTGGGAATATGTCTTGCCCATTCAGCTGACTGAATATCGCGTTTATCTCTATAGTACAGGTCATGATTGCCCGGAATAAAGATAACACGATCAAAGGCTTTGCCCAACAACTCTAAAGCTGTTAGGCTATAGTTTAAGGTAACGATATTGATAGCCGCTCGGTTATTATGCCAGTCGCCTAGCATAAAGCAAGTATCACACCCTTCTGCTTTTGCCTTAGTTATGAACCACTTGACGAAGTTTAAACAGTCATCATTATGTAGCTGACTGTTAGACTTTAAGCCGAAGTGAATGTCAGTGAGCACTGCTGCTTTTTTAAATAAATTTGCCATATGTTTAGTATACGCTAATTAATGGGAAGAACGCAATGGTAATTTTGCCAAACTATTCGTCAGCACCCCAACCACCGCCACCCCAATCTCCTTGGCGTGTATAGCTTGGAGTAAAGTTATTCATTTCTAAAATATCATCACGAATGTTTTGATTACGCTTTTCAATGTTTAGAACACGTGTAAAGCTGTTAGTAATAGCCGCTGTGTAGTAGGCAAATGGGTTTTGTGATTTTGCTTCGTCAAACTGTAGGCCAATTTGACTTAACTGGAGTAATGCCTGTGATCGCATTTCATCGTTGTAGGTATAACCACGCCAGTTACTACGTGTAGCATAGCGTTCACATAGTTTAATAAACATGTGTGCTAGTTTAGGCGTCATTGACCCGTGGTCTTTGGTAAACTTACCTTTTTCAAAGTCGCCCTTCCAATGACTAATTCCTACTAGCACTGGATTGCTTTCTTCATCTACTTTGTAATGTTTAAATGGGGGGAAATTAACTTTAGTGTACTTGGTTGCGCCTTTAATAACCATAGGCTCATCGTATTCAGTTTCAAAGTTTTCTTCGTACCATTCCTCCTGTGCTTTAGCATCTGCTTTCTTTTGTTTGATGTCGTCAATAGGTATATGATCCCAGGTCATAACACGGAACACTACATCTGTTTGGGGAATTTTACCTAATGCTGTTAGATATTCATCTAATTTTTTCTTGACACCATTTAACAGATCAATTTCTTGTTGTTCTTTGGCTAGACGTTCGGCACGTGCTTTGCGTGCTTCTGCTATGGATTTTTTGTTTATTTTATCAATACTTGCTACGATCATGTCATAACTACTGTCAGTTGGACTAACAAAGCTACAATATGTTGTTTTACTTTTATGAATTTCTTTAAGAATATCTTTATTGTTAAGATAATTTACCTTTCTCATTGGGGTTAGTTCCTTTTATATACTACTATTATAAAGCCTATAAATACATGAAAGCAAGAGGTATTTATAATTATGGCATTTAATTTTTCCAGTGTAGCACAAACAGCTAGTAACTTACTTAGGGGTGCTTCTAAGCGGTCGTCTGGCACTGTGTTTGACCTATTAGATCCGTCGAACGCACGTCGAGCTATATCTGGTCTACTACCGGGCGGCGCAAGCGGTAGTAAAGAATCACCAAACATAGGATTCCAAGATCAAGCCGGATCTGGATCAGCAACTGCCGCCGGCGAAGATGATTGGCGAGTGCGATTAAGTTTGGCAGAAGGATCATCTATATTTTATAAAGACTCTTCATCTCCATCAGATTCTATAATGACACCTCTGATTGAAACCAACGGTGTTATTTGGCCATATACCCCACAAGTTTCAATTAGTCATGTTGCTAACTACAATCCTGTACAGCTTACACATAGTAATTATTCCGCACAATTCTACAACAACTCAGATGTGGCAGATATACAGATATCTGGCGATTTTACTGTGCAAAACGTAGAAGAAGGGCAATATTTAATGGCAGTGATTTACTTTCTGCGTGCCAGTACTAAAATGTTCTTTGGTAGTGGTAATAATGTGGGCAATCCTCCGCCTATCTTATTCTTAGATGGATACGGAAGCCATTATTTCCCACATGTACCAGTAGTGATAACTAATTTTACACATACCATGCCCAATGAAGTTGATTATGTAAATGTGCCGGTGTATGTAACCACCACAGAAACCCTTACAACTGATTATGGAAGTGTACAGGGGGCAATACCTGGGAAGGATTATCCAGCAATGTTAAGTAGCGGTGCGCCAACAGGACAAACAACACAGTCACAGACAACAATGTCCACTACAACAACTAGTACTACAAGGTTGCCAACTAACAGTACTGTATCAGTAACACTGCGACCAATATACAGTCGCAAAAATCTACATGATAGATTTAATCTTAACGACTTTGCTCAAGGTAAATTGATCGCAGATAAAGACAAAGGCTTTGGAGGCTTCTTATAATGGCTGTAGCTTACAGTAAAACTAGTCCTTATGCGACTACAGAAACATTCAGTTTCTTTTTAGACGTAGCAAATATACCGCAATTACCCTATGACGCTAGCGATGTTCGCTACGAAATTGACGCAGTATATAAAAATCGTCCTGATTTATTAGCCTATGACTTATACGGTGATACAGGTCTTTGGTGGGTATTCAGTGTGCGCAATCCTAACGCATTACAAGATCCAGTGTTTGATTTTGTTCCGGGAGCAATTATCTATATTCCTAAAAAAGAAACAATTCAAGCTGCGATAGGAGTTTAATCGGTGGCAACAAAAACCTATACTGCTGAAGAAACCGCAAAACTAAAGGCTCTCTACGCAAAACTTGCTCAATTTGATGATACAACTATTCCTAAGGCAAGAGATACTGGCGGTCAAGCACTCACTGATGCTATCAACCAAAGAAACAGCATCGCCAGAGAAATTACTTCTATACAAAATGCTCCTGCGATAGTCGCCAAAGGCGCACCATTACCCAATCGAGTTGGTGCGGTGACACAAGACACAGCTGCATCCGCTATTTCCAACGATGCGCCAGTGCCGGCGGCTGGTGAGGAATTATCAACAACAGAACAAGGAAACTTAAATAACGCCGCCAACCCACAAAATGGTGAAGCTGCGGGGGTTAACGATCAAGGCCAACCACTAGACAATGGCGGCAGTGGCAGCGGCAGGGGCAGTGGCAACGGCAGTAGTAGCGGTGCGGGCGCAATCCAGACCGGTAACGACGCCGCCAATCCTTATACCGACACTGGTAAAACTCCCGACGCTACAATCAAAAAACCCTTGCCCAACGTACTACATAACTATGCTGGATATACCTACGGCATAAGTCTACATTTGTTAACTGCGGCTGAATACAATGACGTTATGAAAAATCAAACGTTTTTACCTAATCGTGTACTAGTAGCCAGCGCAGGCAAGTATAATAACACGCCAGGCCCTACACAGTTTATTCGCAGTTCTTATTTTAACGATGATTTTTACTTTGACAATTTATCAATTGAAACATTAATTGGCTACAATGAAAGATCACGTGCTTCAAATGCTGTTGGTATTAACTTTACACTAATAGAACCTTACGGATTTACTTTTATCAATAGATTAATTGATCAATGTAACGACCCTGAAGTAAATTGTAAAAATTACCTAGACATGCCATATCTATTACAAATAGATTTCTACGGTATGGATGATGCCGGCGAAATTATTGGGTTAATACCAAATACTACTAAAAAAATACCTATTAGATTTCTTACAATGGATGTTAAGGTATCAACCAAGGGTGCTGAATACACAATCGAAGCGGGTCCGTATGGGCATATTGCCTTTGATCATAGCTACGGTGAAGCACCAGCTAACTTTGAAATACAAGCTAGAACAGTGGCACAGTTCTTTCAGTCAATTGAATCAGCAGGTGGAGCAACAGATACTACAACCCAGCGAGAAGGTAGCAACGCAACACTATGGCGCACCAACGACGGTAGACTAGTGGGCGCAGACGGCCAGTATACGTCATTGACAGAAATAAATGCTTCATTGATAAGTGCTAAGTCTCTACGTGAAATAGGATTACTCAAATCTTTTGGCAGTGCCATTAATGACTACAATAAAGATTTGTACATTAAAAATAAGATTGGTGTCAATGATAGATACTTTTTTAAATTTGATTCTGAAATCGGCAACAGTGAATTTACCAATGATTCAGTAACAGCACCTAAAGATACAGGCATGGTTGATCCTAATAAGTTAATTTCGATCAAACAAGCTGATCTTGGAAAAAATACAGATGATTATGACCCTACGTTACGAATATTCCAAATCAACGCCGGCAGTGCCATAGACAAGTTGATAGTCGATGTAGTACGCATGAGTGACTTTATGCAGAATCAGGTTAATATCCCCGATGGGCAAGACCCCGAAGTGTATCTGCGTAAAAAAGCCGCTATGGAAAATAAACCATTTTATTGGATTAAAATTGTTCCTAGCATTGTATTAGGGGCATACGACAATGTACGTAAGGTCTGGCAAAGAGATATTACGTACCATGTTCAACGATATGAAATACGTAATTTAAAAATGACAGACATTGGCCCACAGGCCAAAGCAGAGTATCCGGTTAAAGAATACAATTATATCTATACAGGTAAAAATGATGATGTGTTAGATTTTGATATAACATTTAATTGTCTTTATTATAATGCCATGACTTTCTATAGAGATGCTCTGGCAGATATTTACAATACTCCTAATTATACAGAACAATCTAATTCCAACAATCCGGATAGTTATGACGGGGTACTACAAAATAATAACACAATCATGCCTATGGCAATGAAGTCTCAGGTTATTGATGCGCAGTCTAGAGCAAACAGCGGATCTATTACAGCTAAACAGGTAGCAGTAGCAGATTTAGAAAGATCATTGATGAACAGCTACGGTGCTGATATGATGGATTTAAAATTAACTATCATTGGTGACCCACAATTTATCAAACAAGATGATCTATTTTATATTCCTAATCTAAGTGACGGGGCATTTGATTCAACAACCAACACCAGTGACGATCCTAGACTTGTGGCCAATGGAAGTCTAAGCATGGACACCGGTGAAGTTTATGTGCTGGTAAAATTTAGAACTCCGGAAGATGTAGACGAATCGACAGGGCTAATGCGATTTGGCAAATATGATTCTAGTTTGTTTAGCGGGTTCTATCAAGTACTCACAGTGATGAGTACGTTCCGCCAAGGCCAATTTATGCAGCAACTAGAAATGGTTAGGATACCTACACAGGACAAGTTTGACTATTCTACTAATGCGCCTAAACCAACAGCGGCAAGAAAAGCTGAAGCGCCGGGCACATTAACAGCAGATGCTAACGCTAATCAACAGACAGCAGAAACAGCACCAAACACTGACACTTCAACAGGAACAACAGCCGACAACAGTGATGGCGCAGACGGACTACCGGCAATACCGCCAACAGAAGAAGGCGCATTACCTCCGTTGGAAGAAGATCCTAATCTAGCAAATGTAGCGGCTAATGCTGAAACACAACCAATATCAAGTACCACTGAGCCTACTACAACTACACCACCACCAAAAGAAGTAGTCGCAACTCGAGAACTGTTGTCAACCCAGGCGGATACTAAAACTACAGAGGCGGCATATGACGCAGCCAAAGCAAAATATAAAGTATTTACAGACCAAATGAATAGTGCAAATCCTTATCAATACTTAGATGATCCGGCTTGGAGAGCTCGAGCCCAGGCAGCGCAAGATGAACTTAATGCGGCAGAAGCAGCCAATAAAAAAGCACAGTCTACATATAGCGCAAGTATTCAAAAATTATCAATCATCAAACAAGGCGGACAATAATCAATGGCAATAGATCAAAGAACGGGTAGTAAAGTATCAAAACATATTAGACGCGAAGATGCTCCGGGCACACGTGTTGACCCATATCCGTATATTGGTGTAGTAAAAAACAATTTAGATCCTACCCGGTCTGGCCGCTTACAGGTATTCATTCCTGACCTAGGTGGTAATCCTGATGATCAAAAAAACTGGCGTACAGTAAGTTATGCTAGTCCGTTTATGGGCTATACCAGCACTGAACAAAAAGCAGCCGATCCTTATCAAACAGAAAACAAATTTGACACAGTGACCCATACCTATGGCATGTGGGCAGTGCCACCTGATTTAGGTGTAGAAGTCATTGTACTGTTTGTTGCTGGCGATCCATTAAGGGGTTATTGGTTGGCTTGTGTTAACTCTAATCTAAGTCATCACATGTTACCAGGCATGGCAGGTAGTACAAATTTTGAAGTGGCCACGGCTGAAGCCGGAGATAAGAAAACATTAATCTACGGTATTCCGGTACCAGTAGTTGAGTTTAATGAAAACAACAAAGATAGCGTAAGCAGTCCACAGTTTTATAATTTACCAAAACCTGTACACACGGTACAGTATAATATATTAAAAAATCAAGGTCTAGATAGAGATCCAATTCGAGGATCTACAACCAGCAGTAGCCAACGCGAAACTCCTAGTCATGTATTTGGTATCAGCACACCAGGTCGTCCAATGAATGATCCGGCCGACGACGGGCAGTACGAAGCTAAATTAAACTCTGGTGAAATTGACAAAGAATACTTCCGTGTAAAATCACGCAAAGGTGGGCACACGTTTGTCATGGACGATGGAGCAACATTGGGTGAGGATCAGCTGGTGCGTCTACGCACAGCAAAAGGTCATCAGGTGTTGATGCATGACACTGCTAATAATCTATACATAAGTCACGCAGATGGCACCAGCTGGATAGAACTAACTCCACAAGGCGCAGTTAAAATATATGCTAAGTCTGGATTTCATGTTCGCAGTGAAGGTAGTATAAATCTACACTCTGACAGTTCGATTAATATCGAAGCTAAAAACAATATTAATTTTAGAGCCGGCAACAAGTTTCAAGTTAACAGCGTTACTACAAATCTACTACAGAATAAATTTAGTTTAGAGTCTGCTAGCAACAGTGAATTTAAAGTAGGCGGCACCTGTAACTTTGACGTAGAAGCCAAGATATCGTTAAAAGCTGGCGGAGCAATAGCAATAGAAGGATCACAACTACTACAACAAAGCGGCGGAACTAATATAGTTAACAAACTAACTCCGTTGCCGACTAACGACCTGCCGGATGTTACATTTGATTCCTCACTAGGGGTTTGGCTAAACAAAGCTAAAGCGTTGAATACTATAGTTACAGCGGCACCAACACACGAGCCCTACTACAGAGGTGCTAGTGTTGAATATTTCAAATCAGAGGCTGCCGGAGTTACTCCACAGGAAAAATTTGATGGAGCATCGGATGCTACAAAAACTGTCACGGGCGCAGGTCTACATAAACCCGCAGGTGATAAATCTTTAAGAAATCAACCCGACCCCGGTAGTACTGTAGGCAATCTATCAAAAGAACAAATGACAGCATTACTAGCACAAATTGGTAACAGTGAAAGTGGCGGAAATTACACTAGCATTAATCCTTTTGGTTATATAGGAAAATATCAATTTGGCGCAGAAGCCCTACAACGTATGGGTTATATTAAATCAGGATTAGTAACCAGCTATAAACAGCTAGGAGCAGAAAAGCACAAGGCTCTACTAAACAATCCTAACAGCTGGGTCGCTAATAAATGTGCTAGCCAAGACGAATTCCTTAACAATCCAGCACTACAAGAAAAAATAATGGAACAATTTACAGCTCAGAACTATTCTGACATGATTAGCAACGGTGCTATTACCAAAGATATGACCCCAGAAGATGTTGGTGGTATGTTGATGACCGGACACATGTTGGGCGCAAGCGGAGCAAATACTTGGCGCAAAACAGGTAGTGGGCAGGACGGCAATGGTACAACCGGTAGCTTGTATTTCAAAACAGGCAAATATGCTGTATCAGTGCTGGCACCTAAAATGCCAGAGATCAACGCTGGATAAATATTACTATGGCTATTATGTATAGAGGATTTAGTACAGTGGGGCGAACTAGAAAGTTTCGTCTGACTGACTTTGAACTAGTTAAACAGGATATTATCAATCACTTCCATATCCGTAAGGGTGAGAAGTTAATGAATCCTAACTTTGGTACGATCATCTGGAACGTACTACATGAGCCTTTGACCGAAGACTTAAAAAGTGTAATAACTTCTGACATTAAATCTATTGCTAGCTACGATCCACGTGTTGGCATCGACAACGTAATCATCACAGAATACGAATTTGGTATTCAAATTGAATTAGAACTACGCTACATTCAAACTAATCAGACCAGCGCAATGAATCTACGCTTCAACAGTCAATCAAACTCAGTTACAATGGTATAATAAACTACGCACTTATATTTCCTGATAAATACATTATAACAGGAAATAAGTATGGCTACCACAACAAGACAAACGAGTTTACTAGTTGCTGAAGACTGGACAAAGCTCTATCAAACCTTCCGTAGTGCGGATTTTCAAAGCTATGATTATGAAACCTTGCGTAAGAGCATGGTCGACTATCTTCGCTTATACTACCCAGAAGATTTCAACGACTTCATTGAATCAAGTGAATTTGTTGCCTTAATTGATCTCATTGCTTTCTTAGGACAATCGCTAGCATTCCGCGGCGACTTAAACGCACGTGAAAACTTTATCGACACAGCGCAACGTCGTGATAGCATTCTTAAACTTGCTAAACTAATTTCATATAACCCTAAACGCAATGTTGCTAGTAGCGGTTATTTAAAACTTGACAGTGTAAGTACTACCGAAACAGTATTTGACAGCAACGGCTTAAATTTAGCCAGCTTGGTTGTTAACTGGGCAGATGCTGGTAATGATAACTGGTATGAACAGTTCATCACAGTATTGAATGCTAGTTTTAACTCAACGCAGGTTGTAGGTAAGCCTAGTAACAGTGCCTTAATTAACAACATTGTAACTGATGAATATCAAATTAATCTAATTCCTAACCTTGTTGCTACATATTCTTTCCAAGCAGACATTGAAGGTAGCCAAACACCTTTTGAATTAGTAAGCCCTACTAGTGCTGGTCAAAGTTACATCTACGAAGCTGCGCCTCGCCCTAATACTAGTTTTAATCTATTGTACAAAAACGACAACCTAGGAAATAACAGTGCTAATACTGGATTTTTCTTATACTTCAAGCAAGGCGAATTAAAATCAATTGATGTAAACTTCCAAGAAAGTTTACCTAATCGTGTTTATAGCATTAACGTTAATAACATTAACAACTCTGACATCTGGGTTTATAGTTTAGATCAAAATGGCGCTGTCGACACACAGTGGGCTAAAGTTCCTGCTGTGGGCACTACCAACGTGATCTACAATAAGAGCACAAACAAAAATGTTTACCAAGTAAACAGCCGTGCTGGCGATCAAATTGATCTAGTGTTTGGTGACGGATCATTTAGTAACGTACCACAGGGTCGTTTCCGTATCTACTATCGTGTCAGCAACGGATTAGAATATAAAATTACTCCAGACGAGCTACGTGGCATTACTATGTCAATAAACTACACTAGCCGTAACAATCGTGTTGAAACATTGACCATGCGTGCTAGCTTACAGTACACAGTGGCTAATGCTACAACACGTGAAACATTAGATGACGTGCGCCAAAAAGCACCGCAACAATACTATACACAAGATCGTATGGTCACTGCGGAAGACTATAACATTTTACCATATACCCTGTTCAACAACGTATTAAAAGTTAAAGCAGTTAACCGTACAAGTTCTGGTGTTAGTCGTTACCTAGATGTTATCGATACTACAGGTAAGTATTCAACTACTAATATTTTCTGCCAAGATGGTATGTTGTATCGCGAATCATTCATTAATTCGTTTAATTTTGATTTTGCCACAACCAATGATATTTTTAAAATATTAACAAATAGAATTAAACCTATTGTGGCAGAAAAAGAAACACAACAATTCTTCTATGCCTTCTATGATCTAATCAATCTTGATGACTGCTATTGGAATAAATCAACTGAGATTGCCAACGGCAACACAGGATACTTCTATGACAGCTCAGATAAGATTCTACAACTTGGTAGTTATGTAGCTGGTAACAAAAAATACATTAAACAAGATGCTATTGTTAAATTTAGCGCAGGTGAAGGCAACTATTTTAATGCGTTAAATCAAATTAAAGCAGGTACTCCTACTAAAAACGGTGATAAATTTTATATCTATGCTAGCATACGTGAAGTACTAGCTGACGGTACTAACGGCGGCAACGGCAATTTATCTAACGGCAGTGGCCCGGTAGTTATTAATCAATCCGTGCCTACAGGTGCTAAGGCAATTCAAGCCTATGCGGTGTTTAATATTGATCTACCAAATTCATTAATCACTAGCATGACTGAATACATTGAAGCATTCCAAGACTTTGGTATACGTTATGATGTTGACACTAGCAGTTGGAAAATTGTCCTACCAGAAAACCTAAACACCACAGGTGACTTTAGTCTAGCAAACGCAGGACTTGCTAATGACACTAGCTGGATAATTCGTTTCCAAACCAAAGGACAAACATTTACAGTTTGGTACCGTGGTGTTAACTATGCGTTTGAAAGTGTTATAGAAACTAACTTCTATTTTGATACTAAAGTTAAAGTGTTTGATCCTAAAACAGGATTTACAATCAACGACCAAATCAACGTCCTCAAAATTAATAGTCAGCCCGATAGCACAGCCTTCTTGGGTATTGATTATAGTTGGTATGTTTATAAAAATATTACAGAAGCAGATGGCTACGAAAATCCTAGTAAGATCTTAGTTACCTTTCCCGACAGTGACAATGATGGCGTGCCAGATAATCCTGAACTGTTTGAATTAATTGTTGCTCCTAGTACAGACACAAAATCTAAATATGTGTTCTTCCAAAATACATATAGCTATGATAATTTTGTAGTACAAACACCAGTTAGCAATGATTTGGTTATAACAGAATACGACACCCTAGTACAAATACAATCTGCGGCAACCTTATACACTAACGGGCAACTATTTTATCTAGCAGACAGAAATGAATTTTATCAACTAGTAGTAGTTGGCTCAGTATATACTCCAACATTGGTCACTGGCTACACTGCTAAAATAGGACGTCAAGACCTATACTTCCAGTATCGTCATAACAGTCCTAACAACAGACGTATTGACCCTAGTCCAAATAATATTGTTGACTTGTACATGCTGACTAAAACTTATGCTACTGATTACGTTGCTTGGTTACAGGACACATCAAATAAATTATCTGAACCGACTGCTCCTACTCCTGAGGTTTTAGCCACAGACTTTAATGCGCTAGACAACTATAAGAGCATCAGTGATACAATCATTTACAATCCTGCTAAATTTAAACCAATCTTTGGTAGCAAGGCAGCTACAGCATTACAGGCTACGTTTAAGGTAGTTAAAAATCCCAACGTGGTTGTCAGCGACAACGACGTTAAAGTTGGAGTAATTGCGGCTATTAATCAATATTTTGATATAGCTAACTGGGACTTTGGTGAAACATTTTACTTTTCAGAGCTAAGTGCGTATCTACACAATGCTCTAGCACCTAACATTGCCAGTGTTATAATTGTGCCAGCAAGCGAAACAGAAGCATTTGGTAGACTGTTTCAAATCAACGCTGAATACAATGAAATTATAGTAAGTGCCGCAACAGTAGACAATGTACAAATTATTAGTTCCATTACTGCTGCGCAATTAAACCAGGTTTAGAAAACGTTTAAATACATTATAGCAAAAGAGATCTTACAACAATGGCCGCAAGAAAAAGTATAAATTTACTTCCACAAATATTTCAAACAGACATCAACGACAAGTTTTTATCTGCGACGATTGATCAATTAATCAGCGAACCATCACTGAAGAATATCAATGGTTATATTGGCCGTAAATTTGCTCCAACATATAAAAGCACAGATAGCTATCTATTAGAAAACAATGCTAATAGAGAAAATTATCAACTTGAACCTAGTGTATTAATTAAAAATGAGTCGGGTGATGTTACTTTCTTTGCCAGTTACATTGACTTTCTAAACAAAGTTAAGTACTATGGCGGCTCAATAACAGACCATAGTCGTTTATTTAAAAACGAATACTACACATATGATCCAGGTATTAGCTTTGACAAGTTTGTTAACTTTGGTCAGTACTACTGGTTGCCCGACGGACCCGACACAGTACACGTTAACACAACCGGAGTACCTCTAGTTAAATCGTTTGATGTAACTCGTAATGTTACAACTAACACCTACGATTTTGATATTGGCAATCTAAAAAATAACACCATAACATTGGCACGCGGCGGCACATATACATTTAATATTAATCAACCAGGACATAAATTTTGGATTCAAAGTGAGTTGGGACTAGACGGCAAAGTTAACGCGACTCCTACAGTTAGCACAAGAGATGTACTTGGTGTATACAACAACGGCCTAGAAACCGGCGCAGTAATATTTGATGTGCCACAAAAAGATGCGCAAGATCGTTATACACTAATGAGCTCAGTCTACAATGTAGATTATGCGGCACCTATTCCTTATAGCAAATTACATAATCGTATTTTAAGCGATTTCCTAGAAGAATATCCGCAATACGCAGGCATTACTGGTCAGCTCAACGGCAAAACATTGGTATTTGTTGATGTAGACAAGTGGTCAGAGTCAACCGAAGAAGCATGGGTTGCCCGTGGTGTGTTTGATCGTGATGGGTTAGCAATTGATGGATATGACGCAGGCGTAGCAGTTCCAGAGAACCAAAGATTTGGTGTATGGAAAGTACTGTACACTGATGGTGGTGCCGGTGATCCATTGATTCGCTTGGTATACGAGCAAGACATAGCCATTGAAGAAAAAGTATATATTAAGTACGGTATTGGCAATGCTAACAAAGAGTTCTATAAAGAATTAGACGGGCAACTACGTCGAGTGCCACATATTACTGCGGTACAGGATACATTGTATATCCAAGACGGCACAGACCCCGGCATTTATTCATTCATTAAAATTGTTGATTCGACTAATTTTGTGATTGATGTAGAGAACGATATTCTAGGTAAGAAAACTTATACTAGCCCGAACGGTGTTAAATTTACCAGCGGATTAAAAATACATTTTGAAAATGATGTAACTCCGGCTAGCTATCAAAACAATACCTATTACGTAGAAAACGTTGGTGATGCGATTCGACTAGTAGACGTAACATTGCTAGTGACACCAGAACTATACAATGATGAATTAGCAGTAAACTATCCTGATCAAGTATTCCCAGAATATATTACAATCAAACGCGATGCGTTAGATCTTAACGCATGGGCACGCAATAATCGTTGGTTCCATAGAGAGGTTATTGTAGCAACATCTGAGTATAATGGTACATTATTATCATTTAACCAAACCTTGCGTGCGCAACGCCCTATCGTCCAATTTGAAAGTGATTACAGACTATTTAACAATGGTAGAATCGGTAAACGTGCCATTGATATTTTAGATACAAATACCACAGACCCGTTTAATACATTAGAAGGTAAAACACTAAGTGGGGCATTTGGTATTACTCTAACCGACGGTCTTCGTGTGTTATTTGGATCAGCAGTTGACCCATTAGTACGTGATAAAATTTATGTAGTAAATTTAGTTCAATATGACGCAAATCCTGTAACAGGAATCCCAGAAGGTGATTTTTATATCAAATTGACCATAGCCGACGACGGCGACAGTGAGATATACGACACTGTAGCAGTTACAAACGGAAATTACAAAGGTAGCCAATGGTGGTATGATGGTACTAGTTGGTTAGAAAGTCAACAAAAAACTACCCTACAACAAGACCCATTATTTGATGTATTTAATAACAGCGGAATTAGCTTCAGTGATACCACAACATATCCTAGAAGCGCATTTACCGGCTGTAAAATATTTGGGTACCAACGCAATACTGCCGGAGTAAATGACTTAGTACTAGGATTTCCACTAACGTATAAAAATTTCCAAACACAGGGCGATATCCAATTCCTTAACTATTTTAGTAATGATACGTTTACCTATGTGGTTAACAACGAAACACTATCTGTTGATGTGGGTTCCGGCTTGTTGCAGAAAACTGTAGATAGAAATACAGTTAAATCTGCTAATACTTGGAGAACTGTAGTTGAAGCTAGTAGACAATACCAAATTATTAACACAGTATATGACGGCAATAATCAAATTGGTAAAAACATAGGTACCGTTAACGACGATCAAAAATTCTATATTGATATTCTACCAGAAACAGAAGCAACAATCCCTTATGTAAAAGTTTTTGTTAATAATAAATTAGTGCCAAATAGCCAATGGAATTTGGTATTGGCTAACAGCGCAGATGTTTATACTAAAAAGAATGGTATTCATATTCTTAATACATACCCGCTGACAGTCAACGATAAAGTTGATCTATTAATCCACAGTAGACAAATTAGTAAATTAGGACACTATCAAGTCCCTAGTAACTTAGATCTAAATGCGCAGGGTGTTAACTTAACATCACTGACATTAGGTCAGATGCGAAATCACTTAGTTGAATTAAGTCAGAATAGTTTTGCCATAGACGGAAATATTTTAGGCACTAGCGATCTACGAGATATCGAACTTAAAGCACAAGGCGGCACGATCCTGCAGCACAGTGCTCCATTGCCTTACGCTAGTTTGTTCCTGTTGGACGAGCAGGCTAGCTATATTGATTCATTGAAATATGCGCAAAAAGAATATACTAAGTTTAAAAATAAATTTATAGAATTAAGTAGTTCTTTACCCGGAATTGACCCAATGAATCCGGTTGCGTCTGTAGATCTTATTTTAACACAAATCAACGCTAATAAAAATTCTACATTCTCGTGGTTTTACAGTGACATGGTCCCATACGGTACACTTAAAACTACAATTAACTATACAGTATTTGATCCGTTAGTTACAGAATACCAAATCACTAATGTGTTTAATGACACAACATTAAGTGGGTTGGCAGTATTGGTGTACCTAAACGATGTACAACTAGTTAAAGATCGAGACTATACATTTAGTAAAGTTAGTCCAAGTATTGTTTTCAACACAGACGCGATTACATTAACGATTGATGATAAAATTACATTTGTTGAATATTCTAACACAGACGGCGCTTACATTCCGGAGACTCCGACTAAGTTGGGATTATATCCCAAATTTATTCCTGAACTGTATGAAGATGATACTTACAGAATAACTATCAATGCCATTCGTGGACATGACGGTAGTATTACTCCAGCATTCAATGACTATAGAGATAATATTCTATTAGAATTAGAAAAACGTATATTTAATAATATCAAACTAGTAGATACTGGTATCTATAAAAATATCTATCATATTTTACCTAGCAAATTTAGAAATAATGATTATAGCAACGTTGAGATTAACAATGTTTTAACTAAGAGCTTCTTAAGCTGGGTAGGAAATAACAAACTAGACTACACATCGAATAGTCTATTTGAAAGCAATGACGCATTTACCTGGAACTATAATCTTTTTGTTGATAGATTGGACAACGAGTACCTACCAGGAAGCTGGCGTGCTTGCTATATGTATTTCTATGATACAATAGCACCGCATCAACGTCCATGGGAAATGTTAGGATTTAGTATTAAACCTAATTGGTGGGAAAATTATTACGGCCCAGCACCATACACTGGTGGCAACGGACTATTGTGGGAAGACTTAGAAGCAGGATTAATTGTTGATGGTGACCGCGCAGGCATTGATAAACAATTTGCTCGCCCTGGGTTAACATCGATTATTCCGGTTGACGAAAATGGATTCTTATTGAGCCCAGCCGCAATTATTGCCAAAGCAACAAACTCTACTAAAGCCGCCACATCGTGGGCAATCGGGCAGATTGGACCAGTTGAGTGGACATGGAGAGCAAGTAGTGATTATCCGTTTGCTGTTAACCAAGCACTAGCATTGACCCGTCCGGCAATGTATTTTGGTAGATTTATCGACACATATAATATTAAATTCAATAGTGATCTAGACCAATACCTAACAGCAAACAATCAACACGTTAACCAAAAAGAAATATATTACAATGGTGACACTAGTTCTGGGAGTGTTAAACGTAGTGCTGGATATTTAAATTGGATTGCGGATTATTTAACTAACCTAGGTATAAGTCCTGAGGTAAAATTAAAAGGTATGATCCAAAACTATCAAGTAAATTTAGCCTACAAAATGGCAGGCTTTACTGATAAGAAATTCTTAAATGTCCTAGCAGAGCAAAGTAGCCCAACAAGCACAAATGAAAGCGTGTTACTACCGGATGAAAACTATAACATTTATTTGTATAAATCAACACCTATAGACAAAGTAGTTTACAGTGGTGTAATTGTAGAAAAAACATCTAACGGATATACGGTACGCGGCTATGATTTAAATAATCCGTACTTTACTATTATTCCTAGTGTGGTTAATACCAATGCGTTTAAGATCACTGTATTAAATGCCGACGGGACTATTTTCCGTGACTATCAAAACATTAAATTAACTGTTCCATATGGTTATGAATTTAAATCACGTCAACAGGTTGTTGATTTCTTAATTAGCTATGAACGCTACTTAATGGCGCTGGGTTTTCAATTTAACGAATACGATGGCCAATTAAAAGAAACACGTAACTTTAAATTAAGTGCTAAAGAATTCTTATTCTGGGCCCAACAAGGATGGAATGTTGGTAGCTTAATGATTCTAAGTCCTATTGTTAATTACTTAAAAGTCAACACCAACGGTAGTATTGTAGACGCAATAAGTAACAGTCAATACAGTTCTAGAATCTTAGATCAAAACTTTAACTTGGTTAAAAATACCAGTTACAATGTTACTAGATCAGCAAACAACTTTTCAGTATCATTAACTGATGCTAACAGCGTTTTGGCATTTGCTGAATTAAATTTAGTACAATACGAACATGTTTTAATATTTGACAACAGCACAGTGTTTAATGATGTTATCTATAGACCAGAATTGGGTAACAGACAATATCGTTTAAAACTAGTTGGTCAAAAAACAGCCAACTGGGATGGTAGTTTATATGCTCCTGGATTTGTATATAATTCAGGTGATGTACAAACATGGCAACAGGGTAAAGATTACCTTAAAGGCGATCTAGTAGAATACAAAAATCTATACTATGTGGCCCTTAAACTAGTGCCAGCAGCAGTTGACTTTGACTTCTCAGTATGGAAACAATTATCTAGTTCAGAAATTAAAACAGGCTTACTACCTAACTGGTCAACTATCGCAGTTAAACCACAATCATATTATGATTCATACAGTGACTTTGACGACGAAAACGTTATAAAATACAGTCACGGTTTGATTGGATATAAACCGAGACAGTACCTAGCAGATCTAGGACTAAGTGACACAACACAAATGGAATTCTACAAAGGATACATTCGTCAGAAAGGTAGTGCTAATGCGGTTAATGAATTAACCCGTGCTGAATTTAACAATTTAAAATCAGCGATCAATTACTACGAAGAATGGGCAGTACGTGTAGGCGAGTATGGCGCATTAGACAGTAACCCGTATATTGAAATTGTGCTTGACGAAAAATCGTTTAGTGCTAACCCAACGACTGCGGAATTCGTTGATGATCAAAACAGCAACGATGCTGATGGCGTAACGGTGTTTAATCGTTTCCAACTATACAGATCTACTAATCAGTTCAATGGTAATATTGCCCTAAACAGAGATGATTCAAGCATCTACGATCGCGATATCCCTACAGCTGGTTATGTTAACCTTGAAGACGTCGACGCTACTATATTTGATCTATCTAACTATACTGATTTGAATGCTGACTTAGATAATATTGGCACAGGGTATAAAATTTGGGTAGCTAAAGATTTCACACAAGACTGGAATGTCTATCGTGTTACTGAAACAGACAACACAGTAATTCAAATTAATAATATTCTTGATGGGTTGATTACATTTACTACAGCAACTCCGCATAACTTAGAAGACAACGAAATCTTCCTAGTACGTAATTTTGGCAGTACCTATGATGGATTCTACCAAGTATATAACGTAATTGATCTTAACACGATAGCAGTAGTTTATTATGGTCTTCCATCTAACCTAGATACATTAACAACCTTAACTGGATCTGGACTGTTATTGCGTTTAGACAGTATGCGTTTTACATTTATGGAAGATGCTCGTGTGTACGGCCTATCTAATCCTATCCGTAACTGGAAAGTAGGCGACAGAATTTGGATCGACGACGATGCGGCTACAAACTCAGTACAAGGTCAACCATATGATACTCCGGATGGCACATGGAAAGTATATGAAAAAACCAATCCGTGGAACTACGCACAGACATTAGAGAAATCAACTCTTGACTACGGTAAAGATGATGGCTTTGGTTCTAGTATTAGAATGAGCGCCGACGGATTAATTGTGGTAGCAGGTAGCCCATTTGCTAACACCACTCCAAGTTGGTCTGCTACTGGAGTTAAAACGGGTAGAGTTATTGCCTACGACAAAAATTACAGTGGTGAATTTGTACAAGGTTTTAACGTAACTGCCGATGCGGGCAACGCAAATGTTGTTGTTAGAGAATACGGCAACAACATTGATATGGCTGTAGAAAAACTAGGGGTTGGTGCTCCTGGCAGTTACGGCAATGTGGGATTTGTGTTTGTTTATAACAGACCGATAGGAACTACAGAATACCAACGTGGACAAGTTATTGTAGGTAATGTAAATTCCGCAGGTAGATTTGGTTCTAGCATATCTTTTGAAGAATTTGGTAACTGGTTGTATATTGGTAGTCCAGATGAAGATACAGTGTACGTGTATGGTTTAAACAAAAATGTTACAACTAGAAAACAATTATACTCTGCTAGCGGATCAGCTAATACAGTTACACTAAACTTTACTCCTGATGTAGCCAACGTAGCTAGCTCATTGTTAGTGACTATTAGTAATCGTACTTACATACCCGACATTGATTATACCCTAACTGGTTCTATATTAACATTTACAGAAACTGTGCCAGCTGGTACAGTTACAATTATACAACAGCCTTACTTCACACCAGTTGGTGAGCCGTTAGTGGGGCCAGCAGATAGTGAATTTGGCTATGATCTAGATTCGAGCTTAGATGGCGCACAGTTAGCCATTAGTGCCCCGGGCGCCAACGTAATGGTAAACGGCACATGGAAGATAGGTGCTGGTAGTGTTTATGTATACGATCGTGTTATTGAAGCATTTAACAGTGTCACCGATGCGGTAGTAGGATCAGGCAGTCGTAATTATGAAGCTACAGGAAATATTGGATTAGTATATAGAGTTACAATCGACGACATTGAAGTCAATGATTATCAAGTTATAGCTAATGCTGGATCGTATACTAATACTATTAGTTTTATTAATCCGCCACCAGTTGGTAAGATGATTTTTGTTGAAACTAATAAATTTAACCTATTAGAATTATTGATTGGTATTGACAGCTTAGAAGGCGGACGATCAGCAATTCAAGACGGCGCACGTTTTGGTACAAGTCTAACTATCTGTTCAAACAACTGTGCGATTTATGTAGGTGCTCCTAAATATACTGCTGATTCACTATACAATCAAGGTGCTGTTTGGAAGTTCCACCACAGAGGTCGCTTATACGGTACTAACACAGGATATACTTACAATCCAGTGTTCACACCAGGTGACACAATACGTTTAGATAACTTCGAAGTTGCGGTTACTGGTCGTATGTTGCCAACTGTGTTGGCCAACGGAACTAACGCAAACATACTAGCAGTAAGTGGTAATATAGTTGCTAATGTTGGTGATTATATCACTCAAACACTCAGTGGAGCAAACGTTACTGTATTAGAAAGTAACTGGCCAACAGGTAGCAAAACTATCACAGTTAGTCAAGAATATAATACAAATATTCAATTGACATTGAACAGCACAATTACAGCATCACGTGGTGACTTCCTAGTACAAAACATCGACGGGGTTATTGCTAATGTAATGGTATACGCTGATGTAAGTTCAAGTACTACTGTAAACGTAAGACCTATTATGGGTAGTATTATTGCTGACGGTACTAAACTTGTTAAGAATGGCAGTTATATGGTACCAAACGTTCACGTAACTACAGTAACTACATTTACATCAAATACATTTACCTATGGCGCAGACGATCTATTAGTAAATGATGCGGCTTATATTAGCAATGACTATGTAACAAACACAGCATCATGGTCTAATGTAGCAGTACATCCAATGGCTAGTTTAGATTCGTTTGTTAAAGATATTAATGACGCTGGTATTCTTGGTGTAAGCGCAGTTAACGAAAACGGATTCTTTAGATTAGATTCTGACAGAACTGTGGCCAAAAACCTACTACGTAACCTATCTGGCAGAAACAGCGATGGTAGTACAGGTGTAAGCGATATCTACGCATCAGCGGATATGGCTATTTTTGCGTTCATGCAGATTATTGTTAATCCATTTAGTCGCCAAGGCGAATACTTTGGTAGTAAAGTTATCCTGGCTCGCAACGCATACATGTTGGTTATTGCTAGTGAACGCGGAACTACACAGTATCAAACAACATTTGACAGTGGTGAGATGGTCTTAGATGATGACTCTACTGTATTCTTTGACGCAGTACTTGGTAGCGGTAGTGTTTACATTTATGAACTATATGATGATCCACGCAATCAAGTTGAAGATCCTGGTCGTTATGCCTACTGTCAACAACTAACTCTTAATGGTTTAGAAGTTGGTGACAGATTTGGTGCTGACATTGACATTGTTAACGGCGAGATTATTGTCAGCGCACCGGGCAACGATGATGTTGATGTTGACGGAAATCCGCTAACTCAAGACAACGCAGGCAAATTGTATCTATTCTCTAATCCAGCTCGCACACGTGGTTGGAACTTAATTAGATATCAAGAAGACAAAGTTGACCCCGACACTGTTAGTCGTATGTACTTGTATGACAATCAATCGAATACTATTCTAACTAACTTAGAATTTATTGATCCTGCTAAAGGTAAGATCTTAGGTCAAGCTGAACAAGACCTAACATACAAAACAGAATACGATCCGGCTATTTACAATAGAGGCAACGTTACAACGACTATCTTGAACAGCCAAACTTACTGGGGTGAGAATCAAGTAAATCAAGTTTGGTGGAACTTAAGCCAAGTACGTTTTGTTGACTATGAGCAAGGTTCATTGGCCTATAGAGCTGTTAACTGGGGTAGATTGTTCCCGGGTAGTAGTATAGAAGTATGCGAGTGGGTAGAATCAACAGTACTACCAAGCCAATATGTAGGCGCAGGCTTTGATGGCGTACCTAAATATAGCAATGATGAAGCATACGTAGAAATTACCTATGTTGATCCAACTACTAATATTATTACCAGCAAGTATTATTTCTGGGTTACAAATAAAACTAGTCTAACAAATAATACCACAGGCAGAACACTGCCAGTACAGGTTATTTCTGACTTGATTAGTAATCCCAAGAGTCAAGGTATTGCCTATACTGCTGTTATTAAATCTAATGCGTTTATTGTTTATAATGTTAGCGAATACTTATCAGCTACAGATACAATCTTACATTTAGATTATGACCTAATCAGAAACACAAATCTAATCCATAGTGAATACGAGCTACTCCAAGAAGGAAATAGATTCAGCGTTATTCCGGACAAGATCAGTAACAAAATGATTGATAGTTTGAGCGGAGTAGACTCACAAGGTGCTGTGGTTCCGGACAGTAAACTTAGCGTGGCAGATCGTTACGGTATTAGTTCACGACCAAGACAAAGTATGTTTGTTGACAGATTGCGTGCTCTAAGTGACCTAGTAGAATATGTTAACGCAGTTCTAGCCCAGAAACCAATCGCCAGACAATACAACTTATCACAACTTGATTCGGCTGAACCTATACCGTTAAGTTATACACAAAATCCTGAATCGGGTGCGTGGGATTCAACTGTTGACACTGATATAGAATTAGCATACTTAGATACATTAAGTTTGACAACAGGTTATAGAATATTAGTTAAACAAGATACCACACAAGACAATCTATGGACTATTTACGCCCTTGGTGCTAATAAACAGTGGAGTATTGTACAAGTACAAAGTTATAGCACTAATCAGTATTGGGAATATATAGACTGGTATGCTGATGGATTTGGTCCTAACGAGCAGATCGAATATGTTGTTGACACACTAGTAGATGCCTTAAGATTACCGGCTAGTATCGGCGATGAAATTCTTGTTAAAGTTAACAATACCGCATTGGGTGGCTGGAACTTGCTAACTGTGTTACCAGACGGCACATTTAGTGTCGTTGGTATTCAAAACGGTACAATACAAATTAAAACAGCTATTAGTGATTTTGCTAATAATGGACTAGGCTTTGGCAACCAAGGTTTTGCCAGCGCACGTTACGACCAAAATCCTAACATAGAAATCCGTTACATTATACAAGCTCTTAGAGACGACATCTTCATTGGCGAACTAGACGGCGAATATAATAAATTATTCTTTGTAATGATGAACTACTTGTTCAATGAACAAAAATATGTAGATTGGATCTTCAAAACAAGTTTTATCTCAGTTACGCACAACCTGCGAGAATTAACGCAACCAGCTAACTACATCAAAGATAACCAAACTTACTACGAAGAATACATCAATGAAGTTAAACCTTACATTACTAAAATACGCGAGTATCTAACTTCTTATACAGGTACAGATGAGTTTAAAGGTAGTGTAACTGACTTTGACCTAGCACCGTACTATGATGCTGAACGTGATATATTCCGTAGCCCGAGTGGAGAAAGTGGATATGCTGCGTCTGATAGCCAACTATGGGCTACAGGCTACTTAACATCAACAGGTCAACTAATTAATCAAGATTACCCACAATGGTATAGTCATAGAACCTACAGCATTGGTAGTATTGTAATCACAGACCCGGGCGCAGGATACACTGCTGATCCAGAAGTAATTATCACTGGTGGCGGTGTTGGCGTGGTATCTGCTAAAGCAATTGCCGAAATTGATTTTGATACTGGACGTTTATTGCGCATTACGGTTACTTCTCCAGGTAGCGGATACACACAAAATCCAACAATTGAAATTAACGGCAGTGCTGTTACTGACGCTAGAGCATACGCATTATTGACCAACGAACAAGTTCGCTCATTCGATACAACGTTAAAATTTGATCGTATAAGTTACACAAGTTCTGTGGTTGACTGGTCTGCTAATACATTATTTACAGCCAACACTATTGTTAGTTACAACGGTACTGGCTATAAAGTACTAGCAACAATTACAACTACTGATAAGTTTAATCCAGGTGACTACGAATTATACTTTGCTAATGCGTTTACTAATGCCAACGATCGTATTATGGCATACTATGCTCCGCAAGATACTATGCCAGCTAAAGATTTGAATCAATTAGTCTACGGTATTGAGTATCCTGGTGTACAGGTACAGGGATTAGGATTTAATCAACAACCTGGCTTCCCGGGAACAACACAGGCTAACATTACATTTAGCAGTGCTGTTACCACTGCGGTTGGTAATGTAATTACACAATCCGAAGCAGACATAACATTAAAATTAAACTATCCTATCACAGCAAATGTAGGCGAGTACATTACTCAAACTATCGTAACTCCATACTGGGGTAACGTGTTTAGTTCAAGTAATGCCGCACCGTACTTCTGGGCCAACACTGGTACCACTGCCAATGGTAGAGTGTATAGTTCTGTAACCAGCAGTGAACAGGTTAGTTTGGTATATGTTAGCTTAAACACATTTACTGAAGGCGCGGCTAATATTACCATAGCTGGTAGTTCAGCAGTTCGCAGTATCTGGGGCAACGTTGTGGTAGACCCAACTACAGGATTCTCAAGCAACGTAACTCCATGGAAATGGTCTAATGTAGGCGTGCGTCCAGAAGCAACTATTGTCAGCGGCACTAGCTATGTTGGTACTCCAATTACAGATGCTAGTTTAACTGTAACTAAAGTATGGGCGGCAAATAAAGTAACAGGTATTATCAACAACACAACTGATTGGGTAATAGGAAATAGCAGTATCACATTTGGTAATATTAAAGTTGATACTCTTGCTGTTGGTAATGTTCATGTAACCGCAGTTGAATATATCAGCAACAATGATATTAATCCGTTTGACACCGGCAGTTTTGACAATGTTGAATATGATGAAGATGGTATTCCACTATCCAGTGAGGACCTATTAGATACAGTTATACGCAGTACGTTCTTAGATTCAACACTAGGTACACGTCCAGAAGACATTAACATCAGTGGCGGCGCTTATATTGATAGCTATGGTAGTCATGCTCCTGAGGAACTAGTACCGGGTATTATATATGACACGTTAGATATGAAAGTCTACACTAAGATAGAAATCAGCGCAAACGTTGATGCTATTTTAGGGCATCGCATATTTAAAAACATGGTTAACAATACTGAGTTTTTACGTATATCCGGTGACTACACTACAACATTAACGCAACCATTGGCACTTAGTGACACAGAAATACATGTGGCTAATGTTGCGGCACTGGCAACACCTACACCAAGTCAAGAAATTCCAGGTGTGATATTCATTGGTAGTGAACGTATTACATATTGGACAGCTAACGTGACAGCAGGAACGCTAGGCCAAATACGTCGTGGAACACAAGGAACAGCCGCACAAACTGTACACAGTTACGGGGCTGCTGTAATTGATGCGTCAATTGAGCAATTAGTTCCAAATGTGACTCTAGCAAATGTATCTTACACAACTGCTAATACATATACTATTACAGATTACATAGCATATTGGATAAGATTAAACACTAATGTTAGTGCTAATATTGGTGACACTATAGCACAAACAACATCAGGAGTTGATGCTAAAGTAACGGGTGTAGATGCTGATTCTAATTTATTGTTAGTGAACTTTACTAACAGTTATAGATTCAATCACACCAATGTTAGTGTACAGTTAAGTGGTAACATCACAGCCAATGTTGGCGATTTTATTAGTCAACCAAGTACAGGTGCTAATCTAACAGTAGTTGACAATTATACCAATGGTGCTAATATTTTAGCCACATACAATACAATTAACTTATTATCAACTGATGTTGCGTATGTACAGATAAATGATGCGTGGCCTAGTGCTAACGTGTTTGTACGTGATGTGGGTGTAATACCATTGACAGGATCTAATATAGCAATCAACGGTGTACATAATGCTAATATATACCCAATGGTTACAACAATTGCCGGAAACGTAACTGCTAACGGTACTGCTACATTTGGTGCTGGTACAATATATCAACAAACACGCAGTTGGTACAATGTTGGAATATCATCAGCGACAGATGGCGGTGGATACGAACAGGCTACTACAGAACAAGTAGCATTCTTAAAAGCAAGTCCTGCTACGTACTCAACTAGAATCCCATCAATACCAGATGCTATAACCACTGAAGATGCGATAAATATAACAACAGAAGATGGCAATGATTTATACGAGGAATAGTAATGACAATCAAGATTAGCGAGTTAGGTAATCTAACCGTATTTTATGGTAACACTGTAGTTCCGGTAGTAGCGGATATATTTGGTACCCCAACAACATTAAAAGCCAATGGCGCTGTGATGAAAACATATATCACCAGTGACGTTGTTGCCAATATATCGTCGTTGACCGCAACAGTTAATGTGTTGTCAGCCAACGCGGCCGCACAGTCCGGGGCGATTGCTAGTCTAGATGCTAATGCCGCTGTACAAGCAGGTGCGATAGTAACAGCCAACACAGCTATGAAAGGTTATGTTGACGCAGTTACTACTGCGTGGACTGCTAACGCTGGAGCGCAAGCAGGTGACATTGCTACATTATATGCTAATGCTGGTGCGCAGTCAGGTACTATTGCTAGTGCGACTACAGCTATAACTACTGCTAACACAGCAATGAAAGGTTATGTAGATGCCGCTAACACAGCAATGAAAGGTTATGTTGATGGGCAAGTATCGAGTTTGGTTGACGGAGCACCAGGTACATTAGATACATTAAATGAAATTGCTAGTGCCTTAGGCGACGATGCTAATTTATCAGTAACATTAACTAGTTACATTGGTAACGTTAATGCTAACATTGGCACAGCTAATACTGCTATGAAGGGTTATGTTGATGGGCAAATAACAACATTAACATCAAATGCCGCAGTACAAGCAGGTGCTATTGCTAGCGCAACCACAGCGATCACCACAGCTAATACAGCAATGAAGGGTTATGTTGATGGACAAGTGTCTACACTAACATCAAATGCCGCTGTACAAGCAGGTTTAATTAACGATGTAACTGTGGCATTTAATAACTATAGTCCGAATGCTGCCGTAGCGAGTTTTGTTACAGTGACCCCTTTACAGCCGAATCAAGGTGGTACAGGACTAGCAAGTTCAGGCATACTGGGCAACGTACTAACATCAGACGGAGCCGGCTGGGTAAGTAATTCTTTAGCAAATTTATTAGTATTTTCAAACTCGTTAGGAACGTCGGGATATCAAAAATTACCAGGTGGATTGATAGTACAATGGGGTAATGTTGCTACACCAACGTCGTCAACTAATATTACATTTTCAACGGCATTTCCAACAGCGGCATTTGTGTTGATAGCAACAAGAGGAGCGCCGGGCGACACTGGTGGGGTTGATGTAGGACCAGCAGTATCTAGCTTAACAACAAGTGGTGCTGTCTTATCAACTGCTTCGGGCGATTGGCATTATTATGTAGTACTAGGTAATTAATAGGTAAGAAAAACCAATGGCCGAAAACGAAATAAATAGTAATATGAATAAAAATACACAAGAGAATTCTATGGATCAACAGAAAAAACAACCTGACGAACGTGGTGGCGTACACATTCAAGGTCACATCAAGATTTTTGACCCAGAAACTAAAGAAGTATTTGTTGATAAACGCAATGCTATTCACTATGAGAATATGAGTGAAGCTATTGCCTTAAGTTTATCTAATAAAGGTACTAATTTTATTTCGGAAATGCACTTTGGCAACGGCGGTACTACTGTTGACCCAACTGGCGTTATCACATATCTGCCAACTAACACTAACGTACAGAATGCTGACTTATACAGCCCACAATACTATAAAATTGTAGACGATACTAACGCGGCAAACATAGATCCACTAAGAAATAAAATTGTGGTAACACATACTCCTGGTGTGGTATATACAGACATCGTAGTAAACTGTTTACTAGACTACGGTGAGCCACAAGGGCAAGCTGTGTTTGATAACAGCCAAGATTTAAATGGACAATTTGTATTCGACGAATTGGGCCTTAAAGGATTTAGCGTTAACGGCGCAGGCTCTGGCCAACTGCTAACACACGTAATTTTCAGTCCAGTACAAAAATCATTAAACAGACTGATACAAATTGATTACACAGTGCGTATACAGACACTGACTAACTTGAGCACAACTGTATAATTAGGAAAAGACAATGGCATATACAATAGTAAAAACAAATGGGGTATCGTTGGGGACCATCGCAGATGGTACTATAGATAACAAGTCTAAGACTAGTTTAGTTCTTATTGGACGTAATTACAGTAACTACGGTCAGCTAGTAGCAAATAACTTCGTAGCCTTATTAGAAAATTTTGCCAATTCGTCAGAACCGCCTAATCCAATTGCTGGACAATTATACTTTAACACTGCTGACCAACGTATGCGTGTGTATACTGGCACAAGTTTTAAAATTATCAGTAGCTGTACAGCACAGGCATCATCTCCTACTACAACGGTAGCAGGTGACCTTTGGTGGGACAGCACAGAAGAACAACTATACATCTACAACGGCACTGACCCATATACAAGTTTAGGTTGGATCCTAGTAGGCCCTCCTTACAAAAAATCTAAAGGCAAAAGCGGTGCTATTTGGGAACAAATCAGTGACGGCACTACTGACTATGATGTTGTTAGTGTTTATCTAAACGGTAGACGAACTAGCGTAACTTCGCTATCAACTGCGTTTACACCAAGCCCAAGTATTCCTGGGTTTAGTTTAATTAATCTAGGTCTAACATCAAATTCTAGCGTAGCCAACGGTATACACTATATCACAGCAAACAACGCAAATTACCTAGGTAATGTCTATGCTGAGAACTATCTAAGAACAGATATTAATAACACTGCTACAGGCAATCTACAAATTGTTAACAACAGTGGTATTACTGTTGGTGGTAATTTAGATTTAGCAATTACCACAGCAACTAGTGGTGTAGTGAGTATCACTAACAGAATTAACAACGGTGACACAACATTCTACGCTAATGTTAGCGGAACATTGCGCTCAACATTGTCAATCGATGGTGCTACAGGATTGATCACTGTTTACGACAGTCCTACAACAAACTACGGTATTGCTACTAAGA